TGCTTCATATATTAGAGGATCATTAAGAAAGCCACCTTCTTGCATTGGTATTGCTTCTGGATACATCGCCATCAATTGTCTTATTCTTTCTTTTTCTCTTTCGGGTGCGCCTGCTAAATACCTTTCAAACTCTTCTTGAGATATCATTTGCCCAGTAGTTCCCATTCCTATGCCTGCCGGAATATAAACGCTAGGATCACTTAACGCCTCTAATGTAGCTTTTGTGCCGACCTCTAAACCAGAAGGAGCCGCAACTTCTAAGCCTTCTGCTAATAAAGCTGACCCGTCTGGTTTTTGAAGGCTACCTAATATTTCTCCAATCGCTTTACTATCTGGACTAAAAATTTGCGATGCGGCTGTTTCGCTAGCCCTTTGCAATCCTTTCGCTCCTGCGTCTTGAATTGCTTTAGTTCCTATCTCTCCTGTTAAAGGCACACCACTTTGTTGCAAAGCAGTTTTAGTAGCCTCTTGCGCTCCAATCTGACCTGACAATGGTCCGAGTTTATCTAAAAATTGACCGACTCCAAATCCTGTTAGACCCGCTAATAATCCTTTTTTTACATCTCCTGTTGCCGCTGTTTGCGCTAAACCAGAACCTACCGCAGATGCTAAGATAGGATTTATTCCAGAAAAAATTGTAGGCAAAAGAGCTTTACCTAAAACACTTCCTAAGATTGGAGCTAAGAATGGTAAGAACGCTTCGGGTTGCCCTGTCTGTGGATTTATAGTCAAAGGCATCGCTGACGCTAGTCCTTTCATTTCCACAGGATTAACGTGCAACAACATACTGTCTCCGTATCGACCTTGATTGGCTACGTTCCTAGCTTGTTGTCTTAAGTCCATATTATCTTTCCTCTGTTGTCTCGCATCCAAACAAACTGAAACTTTGGTTTGCTGAGCTTGCGTAGACTCTAACTACATCTGCTTGATTTAAAGTTATGCCTATTACATGAGCCTCAGTAGCATTAGCCGCTAGTGCTTTATCATAAAAAATATATTCTTTATTGCTTGTTGTTGCGCCTGCTACCGATATATTTATTCTGTAAGTTACGCCCGATCCTGATCGATTACATATTACTAAAGAACTTACTGTTGTTTGGCTTTTATCTGGCACTGTATATAGTGTTGTTTCTGTTGTTGCTGATGGAGCAACCTGTCCTAATACTTTTAAACTATCAGACACTTGATCCACCCATTAATAAAAACTGATGTCTTCTAACTGATTTACTAATTACTGATTGCTGTAATGTTTGTAAGTTACCAGAGTCTGCATTGATGTCTTGTATAGCTTGCTCTGTCAGTCTTCTTGTAACTGCTTGATCTTCAAGATCATATTCTGGTGATGGTATCGGTAAAGGTACAGATGTTTTTGCCGCCATTATCTTCTCCCATCTTGTCTAAGGTCTAATCGCAAATCACCTAATCGCCAACCAAAATCATTAGAATTATTTTCTATTCTTATGGCGGTCTGTCTTGCTCTAGTTCTAGTATTTATAAACGTAGAGTTAGGCGTGACTGCTACAGTTTGTTTTGTAGATAAACTTTGCAAAGGATAATCTCTGCCTTTAAATATAAAGTTTACCGTACTGTCTGAAGTAGATGCTCCTCTGTATTGCAAGTCTGGTATTAGCTTAGATACAAACATATATCTCTCGCCATCTGGATCAAGATCAAAATCAGATGATTCTATGAATGCAGTAAAGGGTTCCCCATCTGCACTATGTCCTGTCTCATGATCAAATAAAAAGTTTGAATCAGTTGTATCTAATTTGCTTGCGGCTATGGGCGATCCTAATATGTAAGCAGGATTCCATGCAGTTCTTGCAAAGCCATCACTAGTTGTGCCTATAGCCCAAGATTGTTCTAAATAGTTATAAGATACATATCTATTTATCTCATCACTATCGGCACTTGGATAAAACCAAATAATCTCGTTATGATCAGGTATTGGTGCGGCAAATACTTTAAACGATTGGCCTTGATTAAAGTCTCCAAAAACATGATCTAACACAGTGCAAGGCAACCTTTGAGCAGAACCTGCATATTGATAGAATGCACCGTTGTCCATAAAGTATACAACATTACTCGCAGTAGCCGCGGCATTAGGACTTGCCATTGACATGCCATTGGCTACCTCGTTAAAACTAAATATAAATGGCGCTCCAACAAATCGCATTGACACGATACCTGCGTCTGTCCAAATTAATATTTCTTGTCTTGTTTTTAGTGCGCCAATTATTAAACTACCTGAAGATAATCTTACTCCTCCTGCTGAGTTTGTTGCAGAGGGTGTCCAATTTACCGCATCTTCAGAATCAGAGAATCTAACTAATAACGGGTCAATAGTGCTTGAACCTATAGGATTGCATCCAAACGCAATAACATGTCTATCGACATCTGACATCATTATTTGGAAAAGAGCCGTTGGCGTATCACTTGCTCCTGCCCTAGTGCTAGCATCTACTGCTCTTGTCGTAACTCCACTAGATTCATCCCAATAATATAATCGTCCTCCTCTTGGTGCGGCAATAACATCATCTCCAAAATTATCGAGACTCCACAGCCTTAACTGATTTGTTACTGATATTGCACTAGCAGAACCCCATGCACCTGCTCCCCAAGTACCCGAGCCCCATCCTGTGCTAGATATGTATACATCTAGTCCAGTATTAATCTGATAGGTTCCAACTACACTAGAGCCTCCATTGCCAGAGTCTGAAGAGTTTGCTGTAATGGTAGAGCCACTTGTATCTTTTGCAATGATGGTAAATGTATTAGTAGTTAGAATGCTATCGATTTCATATTCTTGATTTAAGGCATTTGCAACTACATTACCACCTAAAGATGCGGCTCCTGAAAAAGTAACAAAGTCTCCTTTTACTGCGCCATGAGAAGCATCAGTTACGGTAATGGTTGAGCTACCGTCTGTTGCAGAAAAAGTTACATCACCCGCACTAGTTGTAGTTCTTATGGGAGTAATATCGTTAAACGTAACTCCTTCTTGTGCTAATAATTTTTTATGAGTGCCGAGAATATTATATTGGGTTTGTTCCGCTGATTTATAAACGTGAATTTTTCTGCATGTACCAGTAAAAGAATTAGATGAGTTCTTAGCCCAACCCCCTATTTTTTCTGGCCTACCTTTTCTAAATCTAATTTTATCGGCATCAAACCAACCGCCCTCGTTGGAGTAATTAGTTCCTTCTTTATCTATACCCGGTTTGAATACAAATTTTCTTAAAGCCAAAACTACACCTCATGCCATTCTTTTCCTTGGAATAATAAAGCTTCAGCTTCTCTTCTTCTAACTAAACCATCAAGCACTTTGCCGCTTGCTTTATTCCACCTTTTAATTTGAAACGGAACTTCACTATACTTCTTTTCATTAAGAACTTTTAACATCGTAGATGACTTAAGATTTGTAGGACCTAAATTAAATACCCAAGATACTAATGCGTCATACTGACATTGATCTAAATCTACATGCACTAGATTTTTTACATATCCTTCAAACTCTTCTATGTCTTCTCGTAAAAGTTTTTCTGCTTCTTCCTTGGAAATTACATCTCCTTCCTTAACTTTTTTTGTGTAGCCATATCCTATAGTCCAAACACCTGCGGGACACTTGTAGCTTTCTAGCTCACATCCTTCAAACTTTTTAATTAAGGCTACACCTTCTTCTGATATTCTCATTACTATTTATTTACCTACACCTTTAACACGCTCAAAACTTCTAGCGCCTCCGAGGCCAAGCATGCCGAGCAAAAGCGGCATCATCACAGAGGCATCGGCTTGGGGTATCATGATACCGAAGCCTGCACATATAGGAGATATTAAAAAGTTGACAAATAAGCCGAGAACACAAGTATACCCGGCTAACGGTCTCCAACTCGATTGAAACCAATTACCTTTAGCATCTAGCTTATTAATCTCTATCTGCCCCTTTGCAAGCTCTTGAGCATGGCGCTCTGCCATCGTGCTTATCTCATGAGCCAAAGCCATCTTTTGATCTTTGTCTTCTATAAATTTATCTAATAACTGCGTAGCAGGACCAATTAAATTTTGTAACATAACCTCACCTATTTTTTTGACATATAAGCTGTTGCACCAAAATACAAACCGATCACAGAAGCTTGGCTTAAAAATATCATGTCACTCATTGCACTCCATGTGTCGAGTCTATCTTCTGCGATAATGAGTGATGCAAGCGGATAAAGAATCATAGAAATCATAGCGACCCATGCCATTCTTCTTTGTGTATCTGCTTTTTCTTCCGCTAACTCTTGCTTAAGTATTTCATTATGTC